CTACTAACTCTATAGTTCCTGTAAGGAACTTCTCTATACTATAGAAGAAATTGAAGAAATACAAAACAAATCCGCAGTATCACACTTAATTTCTTCTGAAAAACGCATAAATAATGAAAATAATACCCCAATGGTTAAAAGACAGGTCATTATTCGTTATATTATGGCCGAGCGCAGACGATGGAACCTATTTCGTTCCAAAGCGAAGGAAGAAGTGAAAAACCCAATTATTGAGAGGGTAGGGATGATGACGGAGCCGTTTTCGGCTATTGCTGGAATCCCCGACATGGTGAGGAATACAGAAAACTTGAGAAGTGATAGTAACTTCGATAATGAGTTCGACCTATTCGACAATATGCTAAAGTTGGACCCCGAACTCAATGGTGCGGTGCGTGCAGTATCGCTAACCGCTAACAACTACGAGATTAACTACTCACGCGGGAAGAACGCGCAGATACGCAACGCAATAAAGGAACTCGTTGAAGAAACGATTGACTTTGACGATATTATGATTAACGCCATGCGTAATCTTATGGTATATGGAAACGATATCAATAAGATAGTCGGCAAAGAGGGTATTGGTGTAACAGGCATTCAGAACCTCCCCATAAAGCAGATTACCATTGTTGATGAGCGAGGTGGGCTTGAATCCTACTTCGTAGCCGATGAAGATAACCCTATCATCAAACCTGTTACTTACATGGTGCGAGAGGCCACTTCATACGAGCGTGCTATACCTGCGCGTGAAATCATGCACATTAAGATAGACTACAGGAGTAATTGGTTCGTAGATAACAAATCCCGTAAGACCTACGGTGTGTGGGGCGCATCTCGCTTCACTTCACTCAAGCAACCTATACGCATGAAGTATAACAGCATGAATAACCGTATTAGTCTTGAAGACTCGATGACTAAGCAATTTATCACCATTGATAAGTCTGCTATCGAGCATATCCAAGACCCAGCCGAGCAAAACCAACGCTTGCAGCACATCATGGATGAGGTTATCTCACTCTTTGAAAGTCTAAGGGGCGACCAAATCCCCGTTCTACCTCACTATGTGGAACTGCATCATGTGGATGTAGGGAACAGCGTTCCTAACAACACAGACTTCCTCGACGCAATAAATGGGGATATCGCTGCTGTTCTACAAGTGCCGAGAGTAGCGGCAGGTCAAGAGCGAGGCTCAACCTTCGCTGCTACATACAACGCGAACCTTTGGGCCGTTCAAGCAATAAGCAGAATGCACCGTATTCTCGGTGAGTCTGCAACAAAGATGTTTATGACTCATCTCGACCTTCTCGGTATCGAATACCGGAAGCAAGACCTACCCACCATTAAGTTTGAGGCTATGGATAGCGAAACTCCGCTCAATGTTATGCAGCGTGCTACAATGGGCTACAATGCGGGTGTCCTAACTCTTAACCAAACTCTTGACCTTCTAAATCTACCTACTATTGGGAAGGAAGGCGAGGAAAGAGTATCACAGAACCAAAATACGGGAGAACTACCGCGAGAGCATTCTCAGCCCGGAAAGAGCGATAAGGAGGATTCAGAATGAACCTTAGTTACGGAGATGTCGTGACGATAGCCTCTTTCATATTCATATTTGCTCTCTTTCTACATAGTCGCATGACTATTGAAAGGTTGATAAATCACAAGCATGGTGCTAAACCCATGTCCCGAATGAAAATGAGCAATCCTAACGAAGCCCTGATGCTTACCTTTGGTATGGGGGTAGTTATGGCTTGGGTGGTTATAGCGGCTACTGCATCCTATTTCAGTATCGTAGAACAAAGGGATATTTCAGACAGCCAACTAACGGTTATCGGACTTCTCGGTGGTCCTGCGCTTCTAATTATTACAAGCGTTCTCGACTTGTTCAAGGGTAAGGAAACAGCAAAAATCAACATTCTACCCGACCAACTAACAAGCGATGTCGCATCCACAGAAGCAGTTGATGCTCATACACGAATGCTTGAGGAAGTAAAGATGAAGCACGACCTCGACATGGAAAAGATGCAAAAACAACACAACCTCGATATGGAAGCATTCAAGGTGACTAAGGGAGGGAAAGAGGAATGAACATGAGTAATTTCTGTAATTTCTGTTCTCTTGGTAATTGTATAGACTGTATCGTAAGGAAAGAGTGATATGGATAATGACCCTTACGGGGTCTGCCTTGAAACAACCCCTATTTGGGGATGGGTATTACGAAAAATAGGAGTTTTGATATAATGTGGGAATATAGAGCAGAAGTTCTGCGAGTTGTTGATGGCGACACAGTTGATGTCCGAGTTGATTTGGGATTCCATGTTCATTACAGGGTTCGCGTGCGTATGTATGGTATAAACGCCCCTGAGTCACGCACACGCGATAAAGAGGAGAAGATTCGTGGGCTTGCTGCTAAGGAAAGGCTTGAGCAAATGATAGAAGGAAAGACAGTAACATTGAAATCACACGGCGTAGGTAAGTTTGGTCGTTGCTTAGGCGAAATTACTGTAGGAAGTATGAATGTGAATGCCGAACTTGTTAAAGAGGGTCACGCTGTCGCATACTACGGTGGAAAGAGGTGAGTCCATTGACGCAAGAGGAAGCAGATTCTATTATCGAAACTATAAACGAGAGGGCTACGGAGGTTAGGCAACTAATCATCACGATAGGTTCTATCCTTGCACTTCTCATGCCCGCCGTCGAAATGGTGGGTATTCTCGACATTACACCCTACGGTCAAGGCGACGATGAGTGGATAGGCGATGAGGATTGGGAATGGGGTGACGATTTCACCTGTGGAGATGGAACACGCATAGAAGCCAGCGCAGTTGATGACGGCTACAAGAATTGCCGTGATGGTTCTGATGAACCCGACGACCCCCCACCTTCTCCGCCTCAAAATAATACTACGGTAGTAATTCCCCCTGATAACAATAATACGACTAATCAGACCACAAATGAAACTATCGAGGAAGATTGTGCCCCTCAGATGTGGGATGCTTACCATCAATACGATAATAACACAGGTAACATAACGCTATATTGGGATGCTGACCTTACCTGTGACGACGCACCACACAACTTAACCTTGATTTGGACCTTTTATCATAATGATACAGGAAATTGGTCGGGTATTCAAGAGGAACACACCTATGAAACCTATTATCAGAATTGGGATTATGTGAATATAACATTCGCCGTTCCCGAAGGCCGATACGATATATTCTCCACTTTCAGATTCAATGATAACTACACAATCGGCACAGATTGGTTTAATGTGGTGCTGTTATGACCGACGCTCTATCTGCCCTATCTATGGTTGAGGACTACGGACTCCCGTTAGTATTACTGTTAGGTTCTATCTATGCTCTATACCGCTTCATGGTGTTCGCTCTCTATGAAGTAAAGAATGAGTTTGGCGCACATCACACCAAGAACAAGGAAGATATGCAAGAAGTTAAGATATTACTTGCAGAAATCAAAACCCAATTAACCTTGATAATACAAAATCCTAAATAAGATTCATAAGTCACTCCGAGTTTAGGAGAGATATGAGTTGCGACTGTGGCTGTAAAAAGGAAGAAGTCAAAGCCGAACAGATTTGCGGTATTGGAGAAGAATTAGTTGAGGGTGAGTGCCGGAAGGTTGCAGTAACCCTTAATTTGGATATTGAGGAAAGCAAGGCGATAGTCAGCGCAGAAACCGGAAATACCATTATTGAGATTAGCGGAGTGGCTTTCCACGAAGGTATGAACAAGAATAAGTGGTCCTTAACACCGGAGGGCGCTCTATCAGTAACAAGACAGATGGAAGGCTCAGACCTAACTCTATTCCACCCAAAGGCCGATGAAAGCGGCTCAGGATTCTCACGAAACACAGATGGCGACCTTGAGGAAGCAGTTGTGGGTCATATTATTGGAGCATCTTTCTTTACAACGCAGGAAGGATATGAAGTTCGATATGTTGCTCATGTTACACGCGAGGAACTTTTCGACAGTTTTGATGATGGACTATGGATGCAAGACGGCTACGGCGTGAGCATCGGCGGGTCAGGAGTTCCTATTGAGGCATCTGAGGATGGCCTCGTTTTCAGCGAAGATTTTACCTTCGACCACCTTGCATTAGTGGCGAAACCAGCGTATGAGAGGGCTTCTGTAGAGAAAGCCGTGTATAAAACCATTGAGGAGGAGGAGGAATTACCTACCGCCTCAAGTGAAGGAATGTTTATAGGTCATTCAATATCTGACGATAATCAACCAACGGTGAAGATTATGACCGAAGATACAGTAACAAACGAAATTGATTATGAGGCCGAGATGGAGTCGCTTAAGGCAGACCTCGTTATGGCTACAAGTAGAATTGCAGAATACGAAGCAGTTGAGTCTGATAGAGTAGAGGCTGAGAGGACATCCCTCGTTGAGAAGGCTACCGAAATTGGTATGTCCGGTCACGAAGACCTCAAGACCGAAACCCTTGAAACTCTTATCGCTTCATGGGAGGAGGCTCACCCTGAGCCAACCCCCGTTGAGATGACCCCTGTTGAGTCTGTCGAGAAGGCAGTCGCAGAAGTCGTTGAGGCATCTGAGGACCGACCTGTAGTGGAAAACTACCTAAATGGTCGCCTCGTCAAGAATGACGAGCAGATTTATGCAAAGGCATACAATGCTTGGGCATCTGCATGGAACCAAACACTCGCAACCGACGAGAAGCAGCGAATGCGTGCTGTCGGCTACGATGAACTAAAGGAGATGATTTGAAATGGTAACATACTCAGGAAACGACCCAAGATACGCACCCGACATACAGGAAACATTCGCAAGTGACGGATGGCTCGTCAAGTATGACGCAAGCGGCCTACTTAAGACCGCAGCAGTCACAGACACGCCAATTGGTTACTCAGCAGCCGAGTCTTCTCGCGGAGAAGACCAAGCACTTGAGGCGGCAGGAGTTGCGACACTCGCAGTTCTTCCCCTTGACGGGCTTTGCTACCTACGAGCAGCAGCAGTTATCGCTGCTCCAAAGTTCGGACTACCTATCTATGTATCACAGACAGCCTCCACTAATGGAACAATTGACGACGACTCATCTAACAGCGCAGTCCTCGTTGGCTACTACTGTGGAGATGAAACTGCTATCGCAGTAGGAGATTTAGTGCCCGTTTGGTGCTAATCGCTTTTAATGGAAAAATAAGGGAGATGAAAAAATGAATCAGACACTTGAACAGATACTAAATGTAGAAGCCGCAGTTGGACCATTCGCACCCGGCGATGCGGTCCTTGAGCAGACGCTCCGTGACTTCATTCAACTACAATCAAACACAATCGCTATCGCAACAGACCTCGTAGGAGTTCGCTCAGTTGGATGGCTCGATTTCACATGGTATACCGGAGTTATCGGAACATTCGCTTACCCACTCGATGATGTCGCACTAACCGACCCAACCAACATTGGAACACAGAACTACAGCACCAAGTTGGAGAAGGGTCAGGGCCGAGTTACTTTCCTCGACGCTGTAAGGCTTCGTGGCGAGTCCTTTGAGAACATTGACCGTCAGCAGATGGGAATTGTTCGCGCTCGCGCAGACACCATTGATAACCACATTCTCGGCGTTCTATACGCTGGTGCAGGACAGACCAACGCTGCTACCGCAGTCTTCGGCTCAGGTTCTGCTGATGAGGAGGGCGACCTTCTTGAGAGCATGGACCTAATCTTCGCTAACGCAAAGGTTAGCGGAAACGAGCCTTTGAGCCTCGTTCTTCCAGCCGACAAGAGAAGTGCAATCCTCAACACAACCCTATACGGGAATGTTGTTGAGTCGCTTGGCGACCACTTGGCTCGCATCGCAAGCCTACGCATACTATACACCCGCGACTACGGTGCAACAGGTGCAATCGGCAACGACGCACTTTTGATGGTTCCCGGCGCAGAAACAGCCGAGTTCTTCACCTACAACGGAGCAGGATTCCAAGAAACCGAACTAACCCGACTTCCGGGCGTTGGTTTTGATTGGCTCCTAACTTCATACATGGGTAGCGTTATCCACGAACACCAAGATGGCGCTGCATCGGATAAGACTAACAGAATTGTTAAGATTACCGGAGTGCGCTCCTGATTATGGGGTGCGCTTGAATGGCTACTAAGAAGAAGACCACTAAGAAATCTGCCCCTAAAAAGGCAGATTCCAAACCTAAGAAGGCGGCAACGCCAAAGAAGCCCTCAAAGGCTGCTATGGCTACTGCGCTTAAGGAAAAGATGATTCCACTACCGGAGTCAGGTGAAGTATCAGATATGGAGCATAGGCTTCGTTATTGGAAGTCCTTTGACGAAGGCGGCTTCGGTTATATGATTAGGTTAATCAGGAACGCAGGTAAGAAATACGCAGACCACCCAATAACCCTTCTAACTGCTCCAAGAGCGGCTCTATATTGGCTACCAGCAAGCGAGATGACTGATAAGATTCTCGCAACACGCAGGGTCGTTGTAGTAGGCAGGGTTCAGAAACCAACAGCAAGAATGATTGTTATTGATGTTCCAACTGACTATGAACAACGATTTGGTGCGTGAGGTGGTTAATTGGCTTACTTAATGGGAGATTTGGTAATCGAGGATGGAGATACCCTTTTCGATACCAACATTACTGTTAATGCTATCCGTTCCCTTCTCAATCACCCTCGCGGCTTGAATAGCGGCACTATTATTGAGTATGTGAATCTTCGCAACACACAAATTGCGAAGAAATCCCGTAAAAGTAACTATGTGGGCGTTGATGCAACAAACGCACCAACTACAGCAGAAATCGAAACTGCTATTAAGTTGATAGTTTGTGTTGATTGCCTACGAGTTCTTGTTGATACTATACCAGCAATTGTTCCTGAAAAGGAACAGAAAACAGCAGATATCCGATTCGGTAAGCAGTTGGCTTCTTTTCAGAAGCAAGCCGACGATGCTTTGGGAGTGATAGAGGAAAAGGGCGCTACAGCATTCTACAAGAAGGCTACTGCTGCTAAAGTGAGTGGAACAAAAAGTGGAAACCTATCCGGCTCACTCATTGAGTGAGGGAAAGTAAATGGGTGTATTCTATTGGACCGGCGCTGCTTCCACAAGCCCTACAGTCGCCCTTAATTGGTTTGATTTAACACTCAGCGCACCGTATATTCCAACTGAGCCTCCGGGCGATGGTGATAGTATAATCTTCGATAATAAATCAGATGGAGGCAACCATTGTATTTTCGCTGCTGGGTCATTCCCTTCTTCCGGTAATCTTGAACATATTACTGTAACGAAGGCATTTACGAAGCAGATTCAAAGTGCGGGTAATTCGGCACAGATAAATCTTGACGGCCTCTTATCAATTGATATCAACGACTGTATCAAGGCGACAAGCACAAACACCTTAGTATTTCTTTTCAATGGTGCGCCATCTCTCACTACCTATGATGGAGCAGGAGCAACATACTCACACCTTGCGCTCGTTAATTATGGACCAAGCCTAATAGCCACAGGTCCATCACCATTTGCTGATGATGCTTCAAGAACTTACACTATCTTTCATTTCGGCACACAAAACTTCACTATGGTAGATGGTATCTACCCTAACATTACTTTTACAGGAACACTATATGCAAAGCGTATCTTCAAGGATGCAACGCAAGGTGAGTTCAATTCTTATGGTTCAGTTGATATACTGAGTTTTATTGGTGGTAATGTTCTTTCTTCCACATTTGATATTTACGACTATGATAAACAGTTCTACTTTGAGAAGGAACTTACAGGCATAGGTGAG